CGGCAAGAGTGAGTAACCCCGCTAATCAGAATAACACCGAGACTGCTGGTAAGTTAGTTCGTTATTTGATTAAGGAGAATCATTGGTCACCACTTGAAATGGTACACTTGACACTTGAGATTAAAACTACTCGTGATATTGGTCGTCAGATTATACGTCACAGGTCGTTCGCCTTTCAAGAGTTCTCACAGAGATATGCAGTGAGTGAGAATATTGATGTAGTACGTGAAGCACGAGTTCAAGACGAGAAGAATCGCCAGAACTCTAATGTAACTGATGACGAACGTATTAAGAGTGAATGGGGACGTTCACAAGCGCGGATACGCAACTTCGCAAAGAAAGAGTATGCTGCCGCACTTGATATGGGTATTGCTAAGGAACAGGCACGTGCATTGTTGCCCGAGGGTTTAACAGGAACAACACTGTATATGGCAGGTAGTTTGCGTTCATGGATTCACTATTGTGATTTGCGCATGGCGAATGGTACACAGAAAGAGCATATGGATGTAGCAAATAAATGTTGGGAAATAATTAAGCAACACTTCCCTGATGTAGTTAAAGCGGTCGAGGAGACTAAGTAATGAGTGATTTTAAAAAAGGTGATGTAGTAAGTGTAGTGACTCTTTCAGGAGAGTATATGGGTAAGTACAATCAGAATCATGCAGACGGTGGGTTGACGTTAGATGATCCTCGTATGTTGATTGCTGGTGATGACGGTATTGGTTTCGCTCGTGGTATCTGTATGACTGGTATTGAGAATGTCAATACTGTTCGTTTCAAAGATTATGTTTATGTAACACCAACCAATGCAGAGTTTGAGAAAGCGTATCGTACAGCAGTAAGCGGCATCATTCTGTGAATTCAAAGAAAGCGAAATTGTTTCGTAAAGTAGGAAAGGTTGACAAACGGTCAAAGTCCTTGTATAATAGTCTAACTAGCAAAGAAAAGGAATTGTTAGGCGAGATTTATAAAGTAGCGAAACAAAAACAGTCGGAGAAATAACATTAATATATTCTATTTGCATCAAGATCCTATAATATGTGCAGAACAGCACAGCGACAAGCACGTGGTAAAGATGTGTGTAGAATATGCACAACTGTTATCGACTGCGCAAAGATGTATTGATGGCGAGTTCTGGAACGGTAGAACAACTAACGGTCGTAAGATTGCTAGGTACTTCCACCCAGACTCTGCCATGAATCATACTCTGTATAAAGCAACACACATCAATCATCCATCTTCTATCTGGTGCAGAGCATCCGTACAGAATTATCAGTGGTTGTATGATATGTGGGTCTCATTATGTTTTGAGTTCGAACGACGATATAAAAAGAAGCATTTGTCATTTGTGAAGTTAGAGTACTATCTCTTAATGCCACCTGCCGCAATACCTATAGACGGGTTTACAGAACCTACTCCTGCTATGGGTTCACATCCGCATTGCATTGTTGAAGGTGATTCGATAACATCTTATCGCAACTACTACAGAGAAGCAAAGCGTGATTTTGCAGTATGGTCAACAAGAGACATCCCAGAATGGTGGAGAGAAAGATAATGGCAAAGAGAATTAAGAAAGCAAAGTTCACGCCGAAACCCAAGAAAACTCTTGTACCTGCTCCTAACTGGGATAAACTTGTGAAGGCGAGTACAGAAGAGAAGCGCATGGATGCATGGAAAGATTGTGAACAGTTCGTTCATGCTGAAGTGACTGATAAAGAATATCTGCACTCTATGAAGAAGTGGATACGTGGTACTGACTGGAACATGGTAGAGCAGAGTGCATTGTTGCCTGATACGTTCTTGTTACCATTTGCCAAGCATGGTTGGAAAGCAATACGATTAGGGTTTATGCCTGAGAATGTTGAGCGTTCAATTAAGAAGAATCTTTTGCCTTTGTTAGAGAAAGCACAGAAACTCAGAGATCGAGTTACAGGTGATCCTGCGATTCATCCATCAGTGCTTGAGAAAGATGAAGACCATGATTTGTATTACCCCACAATAAAAGAATGGATAGCGGAAACAAAGTTGTTTCTGAAAGCGAGTAAAAACTATCAAGAGTCTCCTGATCCTGCATTGCGTAGTCAGTATCGAGTTATGGAAACTTATCTCTACAATCTCAATCAATACGTCAAGATGGGAGTGTGGTTAGATTCACACTATGGCGCCAAACGTGAGTACAAGCAAGTCGCCGCATGTGTTGCACCAGCATATCATGCAGACGGCACACAGAAAAGAACTATTGGTATATACTATCTCGACGTAGGTGATGTGTGGACCAAAGAAATGGAAGGATATTATAATGATCAAACTTGATAGTGATATGATGATGACGAAGAGTCGCTTTACTAGAATGGTAGAAGATTGGGTACGTGAGAAGCAACAACCCTATATGGATGCCGTAGTAGCGATTTGTGAGAACCACAACATGGACGTAGAAGACTGTAAGAAGTTTGTCTCACCTGTCATTAAGAACAAACTTGAGGCAGAAGCAATGTCTCTAAACTATCTACCAAGGCAGAATACTCTGCCACTATGAGTGATGAAAGTACAATAGCATCAACAAACGCGCTCCTGCCGTTTGGTACAACGTCCAGTGCGCCTGCTATTGTACTTCCTGACACTGATCTGTTTAGATCAGAACGTGGATCATTAACACGAAACTACTTCGAGAATGCAGTTGATTTAATTAATCGTGAGTATGAAGCGATAAAAAGACTTGCAATGTTGAATGAATTAGTGTATAATGCATCTTATAACTTCGTACCAAGAGTCGGTCAAATGTATCATCTATATCGAAAGCAAGACGGTTCATATATGTTGAGCATGATCGAAAACTGGACGAAGTATGAGTTTGTAGTATCGATTGAATATACTGCTGACTCAGTTTGGAAAGAAAAAGGTTGACTTTCGTAAGTTATTATGTTACTATATACAAGTACATTATGAAATACAAGTGGACAAAAGCAACACCATACTAGAAACTATACTCTGTAATAATACTAAAGGTAAATAAATATGTCATTCGCAAATCTAAAACGCAACCGTAACTCAATCTCCGATCTTGTCAGTGCCGCTGGTGCTGGTTCAGGCGGTGGTGGAGACGCAAAGAAATCCTATAAAGATGAACGCCAGTGGAAACCAACTGTTGATAAAGCAGGCAATGGTTATGCTGTACTTCGTTTTCTCCCTGCTCCTGAAACATGTGAAACTCCTTGGGTTCGCTATTGGGATCACGGGTTTAAGGGTCCTACTGGTCAATGGTTCATCGAGAAATCTTTGACTTCTATTGGTCAACAAGATCCAGTATCAGAAGCAAACAGTATCCTATGGAACACAGGTACTGATGATAACAAAGCAATTGTTCGTGATCGTAAGCGCCGTTTGCACTATGTATCAAACGTACTAGTGGTTAGTGATCCATCTAATCCTGCCAATGAAGGCAAAGTATTCATGTACACTTATGGTAAGAAAATCTTCGATAAGATCATGGATGTTATGCAACCACAGTTCGCTGATGAGAAACCAGTTAACCCATTCGACTTCTGGGAAGGTGCAGACTTTAAACTGAAGATTCGTCAAGTTGAAGGTTATCGTAACTATGATAAGTCCGAGTTCTCTTCGCCAGCACCTCTAATGGGTGGTGATGATGATCAACTTGAGCAGTTATATGAAACTGTTTATGACTTAGGTGAGTTTGCTGATCCTGCTGCCTACAAGACATACGAAGAGTTATCTGCTCGTCTTGCTCTTGTTCTTGGTGAGCAAGCACCTCGCACTGTTGCACAGACTGTAGCATTAGATACTAAAGAAGCACCAGCGCCTGTACGTGAAGCGCCTGCTCCAGTTATGCCTAGTGCCGCTGAAGACGAAGACGACACTATGTCATACTTCGCTAAACTAGCGGCAGAATAACGTCAACTTCATAAGACGGTAGAGGATTGGGAGTAACCCGGTCGAAGATGAAACTAAGGGGACGCGAAAGCGTCCCTTTTTTTATTAGAAGGAATAAGCGGAAGAAAGATAACCGTTATTGTGAACAGGTGAAAGTGATCTACTTTCTCTTCTACTTGTACCGTTAGATACATTGTTCTGAGTTGATGTAGGAGCATTAACATTATTTACATTAGTAATATTCACTGTAGCACCTTCGCCTGCTGTTACTGTTCCTTTAGCAATCGATCCCGTAACTTCTTCTCGCATAGATGATTTGCTTAATCTATCAGCGGTACTCTTTTTGTTAGCAGTTACAATAGACTGGGTCAGAGTTTCTGGAGTCATCTCAGCAAGATTAGTTCTACCGTTCCTAGCACCACTCACTTTCTTCGCTACTGTATTACCATTTGCATCAGTATCAACTTGCATAGTCTCTACTGTAGGCGCACTGCCTGTACCGCCACTCATTACATTGTTCCACTCTTTCATGAATGCTTGAGCAGGCGAATCACCGCCAGGAGCGATTGCTAATATAGCGGCAACTGCACCACGTGCGAATCCTTCGAGTACATTGAATATTGTATCTACAACAACTCCGAACGTATCAGAGAAAGAAAACGAGTCAAGCAACTTAGAGAAGTTTTCGAAACCCATCTTTTTCATCAACCAAGATATGCCATTTTTAATCATGTCGAGAGGTATCAGAACTATGTTTGCAATACCTTTCTGTATTCCTTTTGCAATACCAAAAAACTTATCCAAAATATCAGCACCTTCACCAAGACTAGTCAGTTCTTTAAAGATTGCCATTCCCACTTCGATTGCCGCAGTGAGAGGAAGAAATACTCTACCAAGTACTCTGAAGAACCCGAAGAACTTAGCGAATGTTGCACCGAATCCTTTAACGAATGTAACTATAGGTTGAAAGAACCCGCCAATCTTAGCAAAGACTTTGCCTATAACGCCTCCTTTACCTAAGAATGCTCCGATACGACCGAAGAAATCAGTCATTGGTTTAAAGAAGGTGCCTACTTTTGCTACTGCTTTACCAATTGCTCCTTCGGCAGAGAAGATTGCTTTAAACTTAGCACCCCATGCAATGAACTTAGCACCTAGGTCTATCTTAAAGAATTTCAAACCTGCATTCAGTGCATCACCAATACCGGCGGCAAATCCCAGAACAGCGGCAGCGACACCAGCAACAAGAAACCCTAGACCAAAGTCAAGACCCTTCACATCATCTTTTGGTTTAACACCTTCTGCTGGTGCGGCAGGAACAGGTGGGGCGATTCTCTCGCGCATCATTTCCATCTCATCCATCTTATTAGCAAACCAAAGCGTAATAAAATTATCGAGATTACGATCAACCCGTTTAAGAGTTTCGTTAGTCTGCATCTGTTCTAGTACTACGTCATCCAGTGTTTGTGCCATTACTTTCTCTCTCTTGTTTCTCTTCTTCTAAAGTTTGCATTAACAGTATCAAGTGTACCTCTCTCTCCCATGGCATCATAAACTCTAACTCTGTTAATGAATACTTGTGATACCTGGATAGCAAAAAATTAGTCTTAAAATGATTTGCTAGATTGTCGTGAGACAGGCATACTAGAAAAAACTCTGCATTCCCTCCAGTACAACATTATTATGTGTACCACATTTTTCACAGTCAAACTTAACTTCATGCTTAACTGAAGGCATATCTTTTAAATACGTTGACACTTTCTCAAATTGCTGTTGTGTCATCGAATCAATAAATCCATCGATACT